TTCATCAAATCCTGCCGTGGATCATCTTTACACCAGCAGCGCTCAACATACTTAAGCACCTGCCACTGCAGACCTCCCAAAACGGGATCTGGCGCAAACTGCACAGCATCCTCAATTTTGTCAATCACCTCAAACTGACGCATCCCACTGGCGTAATGCGTGGGATGGTTGACTGGATCGTTCATTGAAAATACCCCTTGGATTGTTGAACAGTGCCGTCGTTTTGGTAGTGCCCACGCGCTGCATATGTAAGTTGCGGTACTTCTGCTAAGCGGTGAACTACAAGCTGCCCAATGCGCATCCCATGCCAAATCGGAATCGGATGGAACCGCCTGATGTTGCTCAGCTCCAGTGTCAAGATCCCGGAAAATCCGCTGTCTGCAAACCCGGCCAAGCTGTGCTCAATCCCTTCCCTGGCACGGGAAGACTTGAGCATGAACTGCACCGCGCAGTCATCAGGCACCGTGATGCGCTCCAGTGTTGCCGCAAGCAAAAACTCACCCGGCGCCATGAAGTACGGCGACTCCTGACTGGTGTCCCCGATGCTGACCTGCTGGAACTCAGTCGCAAGCTGAGTCTCAAACAAGATCGTCGGCCCCAGTCGTACATCCAGCGAACAGGGATTTACCAGTGCTGGGTCGTACTGATCGACAAGGCCCTGTTTGCACAGGGCCGCAATTTGCGAATCACACAAAATCATCAGCTATGGAGCGTGACAACGTTGGATACAGCCGGCTCGACATGTTTCCAGGTCTTGCCGTACTTGATGCAGTTGATCGTGGTGGGATGCACCCCGTACCGCTTAGCCAGCTTGACTGCAGATAACTCCTTGGCGATCAAGATGCGCTTGATCTCCCGCACATCTGCCTCACGCAGCATCTCCCGCTTCTTGCGGCGAGACACACGAGTCTTAGGTTGAGACTGGGGCTGCTTGACGGTTTTGACGGTTTCCGGAGTTTTTTGCTCCAGTTCGAGGGTGACGGTCTGGGCGCAGCCGACGATCCGCGTCAGGTTCTGAATGATGTCAGACGCTGCCTGGATATTGGTCAGCAGATCGTGGGTTTCTTTGTCAGAGAGAAGAGTGAGCATGAGAGTTGGTTGAACGTTGTGCAGTGTAGTACTCAATCAGCCTGTTTGGCATAAGCCCGTTGAATCGCAATAAGAGTCTCAGCTGGGACACTGAGAATCTCGAAGAGCGCCAGGGCGGCTAGGCGGTCAGGCGTAACAGTGTCAGCAGCGGCAAGAGTGTCAGAAACTCGCCGATGAAGCTGACAGAGGTTGCGTGGGGCGACCCACGTCGAGTCGCCCGGTATCGGCTCCGTGCCGTAGCCCCAGTCGTCGTAGTCGTCCTCATTCCGCGTCGTCCTCGCCAAAGTCGTAGAGATCGGACTGGTCCACCACCTCCCAGTTCTCGATTCGGTCCTCGAACATGCGCCGGAGTCCTGCATCGGTAGCTGGAATTACGTCTTCATCACAAAAGTAGAAGGAGCCTCGGCACACGGCAGGCCCCCATTCGGCCGGCTCTTCCATGGTGGGCGGATGCACCACGACCACATCATCGACCAGGGCCTCGACATGGCACGTCCCATCCACCCCAAAAGAAAGGTCCAACACTTCGAGAACATCAGCCACGGCTCACCTCCTCAACACGATGGCCGGTCAACTGCTCCATCCACGTGTCCCAGCTCATCTTGAGCCATTGCTCCATGTCCTCCAGGCGTTCCAGCTGGTGCCTGTCGTAACTGGCGCTGAGACCGTACTTCTCGGTGTTTGCAATGCGTTCTTTGATGCTGGTGATGGCCCAGCGGGTTGCGAAGTAGTACTCGCTGAGCTTGCTGTTGTCCAGCTTGGTGTGCAGGCTGGTGTGGGTGTCCATAGTCCTCTAATACAGAAACAGGGCAGGAAGCTCTCGCCCCCTGCCCATAGTGTTACACACAGCCAGCGGTGCCGGCAATCCCGTCAGTTGTAAAACTTAATCCTCGGGTACGCCAAGGATGTGGGCGGGGTAGGTGGTCAGCACGGAGACGTCTGCCCCTTGGCGCAGGGCTTGCCCCACGACGTAGTGGAAGATCCGGGTGCTGTCGCCGCACTCGAAGATCTGGATCTCATCGACCTCGACAGGCTTGCCCTTCCTAAACCAGCTGGTACGCACGATGCTGTGGATCTCATCGGGCACGTTGCCGACGGTGTAGCAGAGCGTGGGCCGCCTGGGCGGCCTCGGCTCACGCTTGGACTTGTCTGCGACATCCACGGGGTCTCTCCAGAAGATCCAAGCGACCACCCGCAGGAGGCCCAAGAAAAAGTTAGGCGTTCGTAGCACGGGCAGTTCTCCGGTAACGGCAGGGTTTTGCGTACACCCGCTCGTCAAGACACGGGAATGACCCGCGTGTCTGTTGTACTACGTCCAGCTGTCCGAAGCACTTCGCAGCAGCTGCGCCATCTCCTCGGGAGTGCGTTGGCTCTCGCGCGTGAAGATAGACGTGTCCTGTTGTCCCAAACTCTGAGATCCACTGCCCTGCAACGGATCTACTGTTTTGAGTTGTCCCATTTTGTCCCGTTTTGTCCCAACCTGTCCTTTGGGTGTCCCAGAGCCCGGCTGACGCTCCGGTTTGGGACAACTTGGGACAACTTGGGACAAACTGGGACAACCCATTTCCTGAGATCCCTCTCCAGTACTGGATTCTTCTTCTTTGGGACAAGGTATACCTCCTCCCCCCACGCGCGCGAGTACTGCTGAGTAGCGCTTGCTGGAACGTTCTCCTTCAACCGAGACCAGCCCCCGGTCGACCAAGCGCTGGAGCGACTTCGAGATTGCGCTGACGCTGCCCCCAAGGAGAGGGTCGGCGTTCAACTCAGTCCGAGTCATTGGCACGCCTTTGGTGCGCAGCCGCTGAAGCACCCGGTCGATGATCGAGGCAGGACTGGCCGAATCGACTCCTTCCAGAGCCGGCAGATCCTGGAGCGAGAACGTCAGGTCTTCCTGCTGGCGCAGGATCAGCTGCTTGCCCTCGTTCCCTTCCCGGCTCTTACCGATGGTTATGAGCCGTGCAGAAGCCCCTACACGCTCCAGTTCGGCCTTCTCCGGCCTACGGATACCCCAAGACTCATCCACGGCATCCTGGAGCGCCGAGGTGCCCCTGAAGTCGCCTGTTTTGGCTGCGTGGTGGATGAAGACGATCGTGGTTGCTGGGAAGCTCTCACCGTTCTCGGCGCTGTACCAGTAAATGGGCTCGGCATATTCGGCCTTGTTCTGGTCGTAAGCGCAGCCCCTCATACAGGCGGTAACGGAGTCCCACACAACAAGGGAAGGCCGATGCTCTTCGATCTGCTGGATAAACCACGGATACCAGAGCATCGAAACCTTGTTCTGTACCACAACAGGGTCATCAGCTGTGAAATCCAGATCGGCAAACTGCTTCCGAATCCGCCGACTGTTTTGATCACCATTCAGCCAAAGCACCTTGCCCGGTTCAACTGGAACATCAGCCCCTCGCACAGAAAACGGGATTCCACGTGCAATGTGCTTGGCAAGCGTCATGACAGCCATAGTTTTGCCGCAGCCTCCACGTCCGTGGATCAGCACTGTCCCCGGCTTAGGCAGTAGATCAGGAATGAGGTATTCGATTGGCGTGTCCTCCGTGGCAAAAATTTCCTGCAGAGTTCCTCCCTGTGATCCGCGCCTGTATTCCTGATCCGCAATCAGAAGCCGCACAACCGCAGCGGACTCCCTGTAACCAGCTTCCAGCGCAATTTCGTGGAGCTTGTGCTGCACTTCCGAAGGATTGGGCAACCCCATGGCCGCCGTCGCCCGTTTGACGATTTCCTCGTGCGAAAGACCAGTGCTACGGAATCGCTGCACGCGGTCTTGCTCAGCACTGTCAACAACCCTGCGCAAATCCTCAGACAGCCACAGCCGCCCTGGCATCTGCTGATCAGCCATCCAGAACAGCGACCCAAGCGTCACCGGCCCTTTCTTGAAAGACTTCCAAACCTCCTCGCAGGGGTTGGAGCTAGCCCACTCTTCGCTGTATTCAGGATCATCTGACGACCATGCCGCCCACAAGGTGAGGCCCAAGTCCGTAGGCAATTCCGAGTGGATCGCCATACCCACCTTGACCCAGTGGTCCCGACTGCCGGCCCCCTGCCCTGGAATCACCCGCAACGCGGACTGAATAATCTCAGCCACTTCAGCCGGATCTCGATCTGAGAAATCAAGCGCCTTGCGGTTTTTGATAAACCCGCCGTCTTGTAGCTCTTTACCGGCGGAATCACGCATCTCAGCCAGCAGCCACGCTGGAGCCTCCGGGATGGCCTCCAGATCGCCCTCAAAGCCGTACCGCCCAGCTGGAGCCTTCCCATCACTGGAGCCCGGATACGCCCCGTAGAGGAGCCCCTGACGGCCCCAGAGAACCTCATAGCCCTGCCCGGTATCGGACAACCCAAAACCCCTTACAACGCCCCACAGAGCCTCTGGGACGCGAAACAGGTACTTCGCCGCATTGGCCTTGGTGGACGTAACGACTGGAGCACCGTCGAGCGAATCGCACCACTTGCTCTTCAATCTGGCGAGATTCCTGTCCACATCAAGGATTACGA